AGGCACCATGCCACCCTCAGCCATGCCGGGAGGTGGAGCGCTAGGTTGACCCATTGCTGGAGGTGGACCCATTGGTGCTGCTTGCGGCGTAGCACCAAGCCCTGCTGGAGGAGCAGGGGGTACAGGAGGAGGCGGCGGAGGCTGAGGAGCCATGACCTGCTGAGCAACAGTTTGCTGAGGTGCCTGTTCCTGCTGCGCAGCTGCACGCATCCGGTCGATGAACATACCAGCTAGCGTACCCGCAGTAGGATCAACGATCCCCATCTGCATGGCTTGAGCAATCTTCTGCTTATTGCCGCCGTATTCCTTGGCGATAGCCTCGGGGGACTGAATGCTAAATGGCTTAGTTTCCACCTAATTTATCCCTTAAAGGTATTGTAAATGCTAGCCGCACCAAGGCCCGCACCCACAAGCTGAGAAGCTAGCCCCGGAGTAGGCGCTGTCTGCGTCGAAGTTTGGTTCGGTTGTACTGGCACACCCTGCAGCAAGTTGCTGTACTGTTGCAACTGCTGACCATAATAGTCACGTTGGTTCAGGAAGTCCTGATATTGTTGCGACATCGTTTGCTGCTGCAGCGCCTGCTGCTGAGCCGCCGTGCCTTGCTGCATACCAAATCGGGCTAGGTCGCCTTGCTGCTGTGCGGCACCAATGTTTCCAAGGGTTTGGGCCGACTGGTTAGCCTGCTGTAAGCCTGCCAGCCTCTGCTGCGCACCAAACTGACGTGACTGCTCACCCAGCTGTTGACCCTGCATGTTGTACTGCTGGTTAGCCATCATAGCTTGAAGGCCAGTTTGAGTACCTAGCTGCTGCGTCTGTAGGGCAGCGTTAAGGTTCTGCTGACCCGTGTTGAAGCCCATCTGCTGATTAGCAAGCGCCGCCTGCATAGCCTGTTGAGCGTTTAGTCCTTGGGTTTGCAACTGAGCCGCTTGGTTTTGGACGTTAGCCTGCTGCTGCGACGAAAGATTAGCCAGTGCAGTCTGTAGACCTGTCTGGGTCTGAAGTCCTTGGGTCTGCAGATTAGCGCTAAGGTTCTGTTGGCCTGTAGTGAGCGCGGCTTGTTGATTAGCTAATGCAGCCTGTAGCGCCTGTTGGGCATTCATACCCTGAGCTTGGAACTGCTGCGCTTGATTATTAACCCGCGACTGCTGCTCGTTTGACAAGTTAGCCAATGCAGTCTGCGTATTCGTCTGGGTACCAAGCTGCTGTACACCAAGATTAGCCGCGAGGTTCTGTTGTCCCGCCTGCTGCTGCAATCCCTGCTCAGTATTGAACTGCTGCTGAGCATTCTGAAACGCTTGCTGTGATCCCTGCGCTTGGATGTTCCCAAGTTGGGTACCAAGATTGCGTTGATTTTCTGTCTGAGCAAGAAGCTGGCGGGCACCGCCATAGGTACCCTGCCGCGAAGAACCAAGGTTTTGAGCAAGCTGTCCCTTCTGTGCATCGCGAACGGCTTCGTTCTTCTGAACATCAACCACGTTCTGCATGTACGGCGACATGAAGCTCTGAGCCTGAGTAGACCCAAAAGTCCCCGGACCCGACATCTGATAGTAGTTTAGGCTTGGGTTATAGTCCGTCTGTGCAGCCTGCATATCTTTCGCTTGCACATTATTACCCTGCACATCACGCGGCTGCTGCATCTGGAAATAGTTTAGGCTTGGGTTATAGTTTGTCTGCGCAGCGCCCATCATAGGCGCGCTTTGAGACATCCCCTGCACATTAGCGGGACCCTGCATTGAGTACTGGTTTAGGTTTGGTTGGCCAATCTGTTGGGCATTAAACTGGCCGGGGGTATACTGACCTGCATTAAGCGCACCAAGACCCGAAGCGGCGGCAAGCTGTGAACCTGCCCCAAACTGACCCGGGGTCCGCTGATTTAGGATATCCTGTTGGACCTTCCGCTGCTCATCCGTAAAGTCAGCAATACGTTGGATAGGATTACCAGCAGCGTCTTGATAGGGTCGATAACCCTGCGTCAGGTTCGCCTGCGCACGCTCCATCAACTCCCGATAATACGGCTCGGCGTATGCGGGTAGGTTCGTCGTAGTCTGATTGACGTATGAAGTTGAAGTGCCCATCGTAGTTACCTAGCCCTTACCTAATGCTCTAGACCGTCTGCAGGCTGCGAAGACCCTTAGCATTACCGCCACGCGCTACTTGCTTACGCGACTGCTCTGCCCGTTTCATCATTGCATACAACTTATCGGTACCACGTTTTTCGCTACCCTTACCAATACGGCGAACAGCTTCGGGTGGGAAGTGAACTTCCCCGTTTGCAACGCGTGCTTCATGCCTACCAATCCTAGCGGGGATGTCATCGCTCGTGCCGTCGCCCATACCCCGAATAGGAATACCGCCAAAGTTAGAAAGAACCTGCTGCCCAGCATCAGTGCTCCCGTTACCAAATTCAGCAGTTTCACGAGCAGGCATTACAAACGACCCAGCGTTCATATGAACCATACCGCCTTCGGCATAGCCGCGCTGCTGCTGCTCAAACATACGCTGAAATTCTTCCCGTTGTTGCTCCTGCTCTTGTAGCTGAGCGTAGCTGTTACCCTTAAAAGGTTGGGTGGTAAACGTATACATTGGCTGATCTTTTTTAGCCTTAGGGTTTAGCACTCGTGTTAGAATTGGTGTCCCCTGCTCAGTGTTTGAACCCGGGCGAGTCATCTGCCCTTGTGTGTTAAACACAGCCGGAACAGACTTATCAAAGAAAGTTCGTTCGCCCGAGAAAGCAGGGTCAGTAAGCTCTTCTGACGTTGGCATAGCAATTACTTTACGTTCTTCGTTATAATAGGGTCCCGTATAGGAGTTATCGATTGCTCCTGTCTTCGGGTCTTTGATCCCTGTTGGGGTGAGCATACTAGAAGCGGTACCCATCAACCCAGACGTAGCAAGCGGAACAGCCGCCTTAGCAGCGATAGCCTTTAACCCGGTAGGTGCTATACCCCCAGTAAGAGGAAGACCTTGAGCGGAATTAGCAAAACCTTGCGTGAAGCCTGCAAGTCCAGTTTTTATACCAGCTAAGGGTGCTTGGTAGGCTGCAAGGGTATTAGCAGCTGGAATAAAACTTGGTGCAGACATAGCGGCGTTAACGGCTTGGGCAGCTGGTGACACACCACCAATACCAGCAACATTTGCAATTTGGGAACCATTAACAGCAGATGTAAATGCAGCGGTAGGGGTAGCAGCAAGGGGGGTAGCAGCAGTAGCCGCAGTCGTGGCAGTAGCGGGAGCAGCAACAGTTGCTCCGCCTGTGGTAGCCGCATTAGCTCCTAGTGTAGCACCCTTAAGACCACCAGCCAGTGAAGCGCCGCCATATGCGCCGAGGCCAGCCATCAAGCCTTGCTTCAGGTCACCTGTAATCGCGGCGGCACCTGCGCCTACGGCTACTGCAGTACCTGCTGCGGCACCAATACCACCTAGCGCAGTACCGATAGCCGAACCCACACCGGGCAGGAAGAAGTTTAGACCAAGGCCAATAAGCGTAGGAAGCAGCTTCTTAAGCCAACCAGCTTCCGGCAGGCCAGTATGAGGGTTGATTGTCAGCGAACCACCGTGCGCCACAGCAAGAGCTTGTAGTCCACCGACCTCACCGGGGGTCATGTGGATAAGCATTGTGTCTTCGCCACGACCATGCGACTGCAGCTGTTGCGCCAGTGGGCTTAGGCCCGAGCTAGTGCCCTGAGAGGCGGGTGCTTCATCAGAAGGTGCGCTAGACTGTGTTGGAGTATCAAACATCTGCATGGCGGGTCCTTGGAATGTCAAAGCGTTTATACTACTAACCTAGACGGAAGTCACGGTCTGCCACGCAGACCCGCTATAGACGCAAAGCTTACCCAGTGTGGTGTCAAAAACAATCCAGCCTGCGCTAGGAGTAAGAGCATTTTTCTCTGCTGTGGTAACATTTTTGGCGGCGAAGATACCGTTAAAAGTATCTGCCGTGTACTTCTCCGCATTGTTGGGGGTACGAGAGTCCAGCTGCGAAAAGTAGATTTCAATTACCCGCAGCACTTGCCGCATATATTGCGCATCCCAGTCCGTAGGAGGGTTAGGAAGCGGCGGTGCGTTGAACTTATCGAGGGCCATTAGCGTTTACCATCTGGTCGTGCATCAAGGCGTGGCGAACCCAGCTGCCACTGGGTACCTAGTTGATCCGAGATAACCTTCAACGCCATTTGACGTGCACGGATGCGAATAAAGACCTGTCCTGTGTAGGCACCAACCGAAGTCTGGGTCACCTGCGCCGTATCATCCGTATTGGTATTGAACGCGTTGCCGGGAAAGTTGCGGCTCTTGATCTCTAGCGTTACCTCGGGTGTGGGTGAAGTAGCAGACCCGGCAAAATCAATGTCAGGAATCATACGCCGCGTAAGCATAAACTGCTCACCATCCTCAAGGTCAAAGTCGTTTGATTGGATGTAGGCTTCCATAGCTATAACGTCGTCGTCAACACCATCTTCGTGGTTATAGAGATAGCCAGAAGTAGAGTTCTCCGCTGTATACGCTGCCTGTGGGTAGTGACGTAGAGGGGTATCAAGCCAAGCCGTCCGCTCAATAGTGCCGTAGTACCAGATTTTATCGAGGTAGTTGTACACAACGTAAGCATTGTTCCATGAGGAGTCCGCAGTAGGGTAAAACCACCACACTTCATTCCATTGCTCATTAGTCCCACAGACGATCTGATCAAACTGGGAGAAGTTGATGTTCATGAATACATGGTTACGCAAGGTGCATGGTAGCGTTTCCACGCGGCCTGTGTAGGCGTAGAACTTATCCTGCCCCATCCAGTAGACGATGTTGGCAGCGGATATAACAGACCGAGAAGAGGCGATGGAGATGTTGTCTGCGTACTCCTGCAGACCAAAGACATCGGTCGTTCCAAGGAACTGCAACGCGTACAGGTTGCTATCAGTCCAAACCAAGATTTCCTGTCGAGTTGGGAGGGCACGCACAATCCGCGAACCGCGAGACACGCGCAGGAAGCCAGCACTGTTGGTAACAGTTGGTCCCCATTCTCCCGGGCTATCCTGTGATGCCCAGCGGATTAAAAGCGGATCAAAATCATCTTCATTTGTGCTACCATACGGCACTGCCCCAAAGGCTAGTAGGTGCTTGTCCTGTTGCGAAACCAAGGTCTGCATGACCTTAATAGGTACATCGTTTGCGCTATAGCTTTGGCTAGTAGCGTATGCCTGTAGCGTAATAGCCCGCGTAGCGAGCGCAGTAACAGGGCTAGTTGTAGTTCCCCGTTCCCAGTAATATGGCGCACCATTGCGGATATTGACCACAAAATCGTTGTCAAAATTATCAAGCCACCAGTCACGCTGTGGCAAGAAAATAGGCACAGCTGAGCTAGAACCCCAGCTGTCATGCCCCCATGCACCTGTACCCCAACCATAACCCAAAGTAGCACTGGCGTATCCAACAGTAATATCAAAGCTAACCGTAATCCCGGCACCGCCCCCACCAGCCACTGTTGAGGTAGCTGCTGTAGTTGTAGTAAAGGTAAACGAATTAGCGGGAGTACCAACGGTTATCATTGGATGTGTAGTATTAAGCTCAGAGGCGGGAATGCCACCTACCGCTGTAGCACCGGACACATTAACATAATTACCCTGAATAGCGGCGGGGTCTACAGCCAACGTCATTGTTACGGTGTTTGACCCGCTGGTGGTGTAGATTGAGTTAGTGGTATTGGCCCCAGTGTAGGTTGGGTTCGTTAGGCGCAGAGGGGTGATATCTGAGAAATCGCCGCCGGGGCCGTTTTGGATATAGAGCTTGAGGTTCGTGCCTAACCCTAGAAAATCATCGTTAAACGTGGTGACCCAACTCCACATCTGGCGGCAGGTACCGTAAAATGTTGTAGGGGATGCTTTTGTCCAGCCGCCGATCTTCTCGGGGTAACCATAGCGAAACCGAATTTTGTCACACGCATACCAGCCACCCTCACCAGAGTAGTCGGTTTGGTCGCGGTTAACACCCGGACGAAATTGGAGCTTAATAAAAGCCATTTATTAGCCCCTTTCAGAATATATATAGACAGTCCACGTATCGAGAACCGTTGCGTAACCTACACGACGAACTTGCATGGAAAGGGTTACATCAACACTACCAACTATCGACCTAGTCAACACCCACTGTGGAGAAGTAGACGTAGCAACCCATGCCCCTACCGTACCGGACGTCAATGTTCCAGCAACAATAGACGCATAAACTTCGTAGTTTCCACCCTGTGCTGCAGGTGTAACCCACTGGGTAAGTACGGTATAAACTGCATTGTCACCTCGGTAGTCAGAACCGTTTGTATTTACTTGGTAGGCAGTGGAAGCAGGTGTGCCAATCTGTATATTGTATATATTAGCATCAACAAAGTTAACGACGGTCTGGCTTGTACCGTAGAAATTTTGAACGCTAATTGCGCCACTTGCAGGAACAGCGCCGTACGTACCTGAAGTGCCATTAGGGACGTAAGCACCGCCAGCATAATACTCACTGAGGCCAATAGGGTTTGATCCACCAAACTCAGTTTGGATGTTACTAAAAGCAAGTGCTCCACTAGAAGGTAGCGCCATTACTTAGCCCCTTTTAGCGCTTCGACCTCAGCCTTAAGTTCAGCAATAGCTTGGAACGCTACGGCTACCAGCTTTGCGTAATCAACGGCCAGAGTACCATCTTCGCGTTTACGGATTGCGTGAGGGAACACGGCCTGCACATCTTGCGCGATGACACCGAAGTCTGACTTACGTACGAAGTAACCGTCTTCACCGCCGTTTGCGGTGATATAAGCATCAGTCCAATCAAACGTCTTACCGCCAACGGCAGACACAATGCTGAGGGCATTGTAGATAGGACTGACGTTTTCTTTAAATTGCCTATCCGAGGTGTAAAAAGCCGTAATGTCGCCTGTTGCGTTGATAACGCCGTTGACCGTTAGACCTGCTACTGTATAGCTAAGAGTGCCATTTAGTGCATTTGCGGTTGCCGCAGTTGTAGCCGTCGTAGCCGTGGCAGCGTTACCGGTAGTATTCTGGTTGAGCGTTGGAAACGTACAGTTTGTGAGCGTACCAGATGAAGGTGTGCCGAGTGCGCCACCCGGAACCACATAGTCCGTGCCAGCGGTAGCCGCTGAGAGTGCAGTGCCGTCACCTTTAAGGACGCCTGTTACGGTGGTCGTAAGCGTTATAGCAGGTGTCGTAGTAGCTGTGGCTACCGTACCCGCAAAGCCATTGCCAGAAACAACAGAGGCCGAAGTTACAGAACCCCCACTGCCAGTGGCAGCAATACTAATGCCACCCGCGCTATTTGTGATAGATACGCCAGAGCCTGCAGTCAATGTAGCCGCAGTTAGTCCACTACCGTTACCGATCAACAGCTGCCCGTTAGTAAAGCTAGTTAGTCCAGTACCGCCGTTACCGACGCTAAGCGTACCCGCAACCTGCGTGGTTAGG